AGAAGTTAGTTCCGAAGGTATGGATAGCGAGTAAGAATGAGACAGATTTGAGACTAGAGCTTGTTAATGGATCAAGTATTGAGTTAAAGGGAACGGAGAATGCGATGGCATTGAGGGGAAGAAGTTTATCAGGGGTTGTGTTGGATGAGGCTGCATTTATGGGATCGGAGGTCTGGTTTGAGGTCATTAGGCCTGCGTTAGCTGATAAACAGGGATGGGCGTTATTTATTAGTACACCTGATGGGACGGCGAGTTGGTTTTATGATTTATGGTGTTATACGGCAAGTGATCCTACGGGGGAATGGCAGAGATGGTGTTATACGACTATTGAGGGGGGGAATGTACCAGAGGAGGAGGTTGAAGCAGCTAGGGCGCAGTTAGATGGGAGGACATTTAGGCAGGAATTTGAGGCAAGTTTTGAGAATTTAACTGGGTTGGTTGCTGTTAGTTTTGGGGATGAAAATATTTCAGAAAAAGCGAAAGATATTAGTGTTGCGCCAATTTTTTTAGGAGTTGACTTTAACGTAGATCCGATGTCAGGGATATGTGCGGTTAAGGATGGGGAAAACCTGTATGTGTTTGACGAAATCATGCTCACAGGTGGGGCAACCACATGGGACTTTGCGGAAGAAGTCACTCGCAGATATGGGGTGGATAGAAGAGTAATAGCATGTCCTGACCCTACAGGTGGGGCGAGAAAAACGAGTGGAGTTGGTGCAACTGATCATAGTATTTTAAGGAGGAGTGGATTTAATGTTTCAAGTCCGAAAGCACCGTGGAAGATAAGAGATAAGATCACTGCTGTTAATACGGCTTTATTAGATGCGAGTGGTAGTAGGAGGACGTTTATTCACCCAAGATGTAAACAGTTAATTAAGTCTTTAAGGACATTGACTTATGCACCGAATACAGGATTACCTAATAAAAACCTTGGTGTTGATCATGCTTTTGACGCTTTCGGTTATTTATGTTTGCAACAGTTCAATTTGGCAAAACCTGAAACTTTAGGGCAGACTGGGTACAGAATTTACTAGAGGAAAATGAAAAAGTCTGCTGGAACTAAAAGATGTGAGGGATATTTAGCTAAAGTAAGAGGAAAGAAGAAAAAAACAGTTAAAAAGAAGAAAAAATGAGTGTTACAAGAGGTAAAGAGAAGTTCAGTGGGTATAACAAGCCCAAAAGAACACCTAGTCATGCTACCAAATCTCATGCTGTCTTAGCAAAAGAAGGGGATGAGGTTAAGTTAATACGTTTTGGGCAACAGGGTGTTAGTGGTGCAGGTAAGAATCCTCAAAGTGAAAAAGATAAAGCTAGGAGGAAGTCATTTAAAGCTAGACATGCAAAAAATATTGCAAAGGGTAAGATGAGTGCAGCATACTGGGCTAACAAAACTAAGTGGTAACGCTATGTCTTTAACAACTGAACAATTAGATGCAATTGAAGCAGTCAAAGGGAAAAGAAATCCTGCTTTATGGGACCCTAGATGTCAGCAGTATCTAGATCAAAAAACACAAGGAAAAGCTGTAAAAAAGGAAACTAACGGTTAAACTATCTTTATAATCATATTTTTGTGTTAAATCATGGCTTTCTATCGTGGCGAAGAAGGCTCCGTAAAGTTCAAAAACGCAGCAGGAACTACGGAAGCAGTTGTATCTACAACAGGATGGAGCCTTAGTGTTTCTAAGGACACTTTGGATTGTACTGTTCATGGAGGGACATCACGTAGCTACGTTGGTTCTTTAATCTCTGGCACTGGCTCTGTTGATTTCTTGTATACAGCAGCATCAGGTAATGAGACTGCGAATTTACTTGCTGATGTTTTAGTAACAGAAGATGCTGGAGATGCTCAATTTGAGTTATTTTTAGACACTTCAGGTGCTAAGAAGATGAGTTTTAGTGGAATTGTTACAAGTGCTGATTTTGGTACTTCTATAGGTGATCTTCAGTCTGTATCTGTAAGTTTTCAAACATCTGGAGCAATTACTTCTGCTGCTTAAGTTAGGGCCATTTATTAAAAGGAAAGATTTGTGACGTACTCCGTTCCTGGCCCAATTCGTACCAGTATTACCAGTTCTACCAGTGTCGGTGGTTCTGATAGTCCATTTACTCGCACACGTGCAGTGATGGATATGGTAAAGGGGTGGGAAATTATGAAGGCCGTTACGAATGGAACTGAATATTTAAGAGATAACTCAGAAGCTTTTCTTCCTCTTGAGCCACGGGAGGATTATGAAGCTTATTTATCTAGAGTAAATCGAGCAGTATTTTCACCATATACGCAAAGATTAATTAGAGCAGCAACAGGTTTGATTATGAGAAAACCTATTACTTTAATAGGTGATTCATATTGGACTGATGTATTTGCTAAGGATGTTGATGGATGTGGATCGGATTTAGATGAGTATGCGAGAAGGGTACTTATTTGTTCTTTAACTTATGGTCAGAGTCATATTTTAGTTGATTACCCTGCACCAACAGGGGCATTAACTCTGGCAGAAGAAAGAGCGCAAAATAGAAGGCCATATTGGATAGAGATTGATCCTACTAATATTTATGGTTGGAGATTAGATCGAGAAGTTAATTATGGCAGCTTGATACAAGTAAGAATTGCTGAAAAAGCTGTTGTACCATCAGGAGATTTTGGAGAACAGGTGTTTGATCAGGTTAGGGTGATTGAGCCAGGGAAATATCGTGTTTATAGGAAGGTTTCACCTAAAAAAGATCTAATTAATTTGGAAGATAATAGTTATTCAGGTAATTTTGATGGGCCAGATAATGAAAAAGATTATGAATTAGTTGATTCTGGTGCGTTTTCTTTAGGTGAAGTGCCTTTAGTTAGTGTTTATTCGGGTAAAACCGATACTTTGGCAAGTAAACCACCTTTACTGGATATTGCTTATTTAAATTTGGCACATTTCCAACGTCAAGCTGACTTAATTCATAGTTTGCATGTTGCCTCTCAACCAATGTTGGTATTAGAAGGTTGGGATGATCAAACGAAGGATATGAGTATTAGTGTTAACTATGCGATGGCGACTCAACCTGGAAATAAGGTGTATTATGTCGAGCCAGCCAGTAGTGCATTTGAAGCACAGACTAATGAGATACAAGAATTGCAAGTTCAGATGGCAACTTTAGGGATTAGTACGTTATCTCAACAGAAATTTGTAGCAGAATCAGCAGATGCAAGACGATTAGATCGTGTTGATACCAATTCAATGCTTTCGATGGTTTCTCTTGAGTTAGAACAGAAGTTACAAAAAGTGTTTAACTTATCTGCTAATTATTTAGGAATTGAGCCACCTGAAGTCAAAATTAGTCGTGATTTTGATATTGAGAGGCTAATTGGGCAAGACATAACAGCTTTGACTTCCTTATTTGATCAAAAAGTTATAGATCGGGAAGAATTTAGGGATATTTTGGTACAAGGTGAAGTTCTCCCTACTGCAACCGAGACTGAAATCAGTTAATACACTACAATAATAGTTAAGTATTGATTTCTTGTTATGCCTTCCATAAAAATGGACAATGGTACGACAGCAGAGGAGTTAGAAGCTGCACTTGCGGCTGATAATTGTGCTGTTAAACCTGCACCTGTTGTTAAAAAAGAAGCTTCTGCGCCAAAAACAAAGGCAAAAGCTTCAAAATCTGAATCTAAACTTTCTGAATAATTATGGTTGAAGAAAGAGTAATTCAGCCTGAGTCTGTGACTCCTGCTGAACAGCCCGTGGCTGAGACTCCAGCTCCACAAGCACCAAACCTTGACAGTGTTAAGGCTGAATATGAAAGTAAAATTTCTGCTTTGGAGGCCAAAATCGCTGAAGAAGGCGAAAAATTTAAAGGCATCAAGACTAAACTAGATGATGTCTACAAAAAAGCAGATGACCAAAGGAAACAAAAGCTCGAAGATCAAGGGCAATGGAAAGACCTCTGGGAAGAAGCAAACAAAACAGCTCAAGAAAAAGACATACAAATAAATACTTTAAATGAAGAATTAAAGCAATTAAAGTCTTCCAATGAGACTGCAAACATTAAGACTTCAGCACTTTCAGCTATCAGTAATTCTGGTGCGGTAAATGCTGAACAAATGTTATCTTTGCTTCAAGATAAACTTAAGAGGAACGATAACGGTGACGTTGTTGTATTGAATGGAGGAGTCGAGCAGGACTTAAATAATTACATAGGGAACCTAAAAAATCCTGGTAGTGGATGGGAACATCACTTCAAAGCCAGCTCTGCTGCTGGCATGGGTGCTAAACCTTCTCCTACATCAAATGTCTCTCCAGGCATGACTAATCCCTGGAAAGAAGGTAGTATAAACATAACAAGGCAAATGACCTTGGAAGGTTCCGATCCTGAACTTGCAGCCGTGCTGAAAAGAGAAGCAGGAGCCTCCTAGTTAGTTTCAGTGAAGCTAACAGCCGAGTCCGTGACTTGGATTCCGCAAATTTAATCCTCCTTATTTGAAATGGCTGCTCCGTTTCAGAATTATACTGGCGGTGTCCTTTTAGCGGACATCGTAAAAAGAAATAATTTGTCTCGCTATGTGCAAGAGGCAATAAAAGAGCGCAGTTTATTCGTCAAGAGTGGTGCTGTAGTTCGTAGTCCTTTCCTTGATGCCAAGGAAGGTGGTACACGTATTCAAGTTCCTGAGTTCAATCCTGTTGCACCTACTGAAGAGGTGATGACTGGTGCGGCTGGTTGGGGAACTGGTAGTGGTGGTTATTTAACTCCACAAAAAATTGGATCAGCAACACAAATTGCATCAATCATCCACAGAGGTTTTGCCTATGCGGTTGATGATTTAGCAACTTTAGCTGCTGGTGAAGATCCAATGAACGCTATCCGCAATCAACTTGCAGATGCGATCAACAAGCTAAATAGCCAAAGATTGTTCTATCAATTACATGGTTTATTTGGTACAGCATTATCAAGCAATGCTTCTGATTTAGCTGTTGGTGCTAGTTCTGGACAAGCAGAAGCAAACTATCTTTCAGCTTCTAACGTAGCTAAAGGTAGAGCTTTACTTGGAGAGCGTGGTGATGAGTTAGATACTCTAATTGTTCACCCTAATGTTGGTTTCTATCTTTATCAGGTAGGTTTACTTTCATTCTCTACAACTGCATTATCTACTGGAACAGGTATCCAGTGGGGTGGTGGTGGAGCTGGTGTTGATGCTAAGAGTATCGGCACATTTGCTGGCATGAATGTCATCATGGATTCTCAGGTGAACGCAGTTCAGCCTGGTTCTTCTGGTCATATCAAGGAGTACTACTGCTACTTGGTTAAGTCTGGAACAATTCTTGAAG